AACTCAAGATGAGATGGGACAAGCCTTCTACATGCCCGGTGAGAGCCACGAGGACTATCTCGAATACTACAGCACCTCTGAGATGGAAGAGCCTGAGGGTGAAGATGACAGTCCGTCAGACGACAGTCCGTCAGACGACAGCATGGAAGAGGGTGCTATGGAAGCTGCTCTCCGCATTGTCATCCAAGAAATCCTCTCGATTGAGAAGGCAGAAGGAAAACCCCTGAATAAGCCTTTCCGTCTTCCTGCTGGTAGTTCTAAAAAGTTCGGTGTGTATGTAAAAGATGGGGATAAGACCAAGAAAGTTACTTTTGGCGACCCTAACATGGAAATTCGTCGGGATGATCCCAAAGCCCGTGCCAATTTCCGTTCCCGGCACTCATGTGATACAGCAACAGATAAGACTTCTGCACGTTATTGGTCTTGTCGTATGTGGGAAGAAGGGACTTCTGTTAGTGATATGACAAAGTTTGATGAAGAACCTACCAAGATGTCTTGTGATCTTGAAGGTAAGATATTGAAAGCTGACGATGAAGAAAGAATGGTCTATGGGTGGGCTTCTGTCATCACTGAGAACGGCATACCTGTTATTGACCGTCAGGGTGATGTTATTGAGGCTGAGGTTCTTGTCAAAGCTGTAAACAATTTTATGGAGCATGTGCGAGTTGGTAAGGCTATGCACACTGGTGAGCAAGTTGGTGTAGTTGTACACTCGTTCCCAGTTACCAAAGAACTTGGTGATGCCCTTGGTATTCAGAGTGACCGTGAAGGCTGGATTGTAGCATACAAAGTGTATGATGATGCAGTCTGGGCTATGGTTAAGTCTGGTGAGTTGGCTGCTTTCTCTATTGGCGGTCGTGCGACGAAGGAGGACATTTGATATGCCCACGCTTCTTAAAAACCTGATGCTTGAGGAGCTATCCCTTGTGGATCGTCCAGCCAATGCACAAGCAATGGTCTCCCTCTTCAAGCGGGATAACTCCTATGAAAAGGATGTAGACAAAATGGACATGGAAATGGAAGCCAAAGTGAAGGCTTACATGGAAGAGAATGGTGTTGATCGTGAAGCAGCTATGAAGGCTTGTGGCTACAAGGACACTATGAAAGAAGATTCCACCGAAGAACTGGATGCCTTGAAAGCTGATATTGAAACTCTTAAAGCTGAGAACGAGTTTCTCCGTAAGGGTTTCATTGAAGAGGGCTACATCATTCGTGCGGATAGCATCGAGAAAAAAGCCCCTGTGGAATATCTCGAATTTGAAGGTGAGCAAGTCAACAAAGCTGACATTCCTGCGCCAATCCTCAAGGCTCTTGAAGCTGCTGAGATTGCCAAGAAAGAGCATGAACTGGAAAAGGCTGACATGGCCCTTACCAAACGTGCAGAAGAAGTGTTGCCTCACTTTGATACAACTGTTGCTAAGTCACTGCTTAAAGCCTTTGACGAAGATGCAACAATCATGGAAGCCCTGAAAGCTGCTGATGCTGCCTTTGCAGCTTCTATGGAAGAATTTGGTAAGTCCGATGTAGATGGCGAGTTTGCCTCTGCTACTGATAAACTGGATGCCCTCGTGAAGTCCTACATGGACACCAACAACCTCAAAAAGAGTGAATATGCTAAGGCTTACGCAGCAGTAGCTAAAACCGACGAAGGTAAAGCTCTTATCACTAAATCCTATAAGGGAGAATAATCATGGCTGTAATGCAGTCTCGGGATAACCGGACCTTTATCGCTGGCGAAGACCTGTCGTCGGCTCAATTCAAATTTGTGACCTTGGAATCTGATGGTTTCGTTGATCTGGCCGATTCGGCTGGTGAAAACTGCATTGGTGTCCTGTTGAACAACCCACCTGCTGCTGGTGCAGCTACGGTTTGTATTTCAGGTAAGGTTATGATTACTGCTGGTGGTACTATTGCTGCTGGTGCGGCTCTTCAAACCGATGCAAGTGGTGATGCTATCACTGCTGCCTCTGGTGATGTTGTTATGGGTTATGCTTTGGAAGCTGGCGTTGATGGTCAAATCATCGCAATGGAGCTTATCCAAGGTGGTAACATCGTAGCTTAATCCAGCATAGAAAAGGAATAATTAAATGCCTATGTTGACTCCCTCAAGTGTGCATATCGACCAGCCGTTGACTAACCTCACGCTGGCCTATGTTCAATCGCAAGAAAACTTTATTGCTGACAAAGTGTTCCCTACCATTGGTGTTCAGAAGCAGTCAGACAAGTACTACGTCTACGACCGTGACAACATGAACCGTACTGGTGACGTTCAGAAGTTGGCACCTCGTACCGAAGTAAACCGTATCGGCATGTCATTGTCGAACAGCTCGTACTATGCCGATGTGTATGGTCTGGGTATGGACTTCGATCAGCAGACCCTTGCTAACGAAGATGCAATGCTGGACATCCGTTCGGCTGGTGCTACCACTCTGGTGAACCGCATCCTGATCCATCGTGAAGAGCAGTTTGCTTCGACCTTCTTCTCGGCTTCGGTTTGGGGCACTGAGTATGAAGGTGTTGCTAGTTCGCCATCGACTGGTCAAGTGTACCAGTGGTCGGATTACACCAATGCAACTCCTATCACGGACGTTACGACTGCTCGTCGTGCCATGCAGCTTAAGTCGGGTGGGTTCAAGCCTAACACGATGGTTGTTGGTAAAGACACCCGTGACATCCTCATCAACCACCCTGACGTTCTGGCTCGCCTGAATGGTGGTGCTACGGTGTCGAACACTGCCCTCATCACCAATGCCAAGCTGGCTGAAATCTTTGAAGTTCAGAACTTCTATGTGATGGAAGCTGTGAAGAACAGCTCGGTTGAAGGTGTTGCTGAGAGCAATGCGTTTATCGGTGGTAAGTCGGCCCTTCTGGTTCACACGCCTGCTTCGGCTGGCCTGATGACCCCTGCTGCTGGTCTGACCTTTGCTTGGAACAGCATCCCCGGTGTGAACAACCTTGGTGTTACCGTTGAATCGTTCTCGGATGATGCACTGAAGCGTCAGCAGGTTGCTGAGATGATCCAAGTTAAGATGGCCTACGACATGAAAGTTGTTGGTGCTGATCTTGGTGTGTTCTTCAAGACCATCGTTGCTTAATAAACTAGGGTGGGATGCTAATGGGTGTCCCACCCACCTTACCCGAGGATAATAATATGCACCCGACATATCTAGGATGGCAGGTTGATTGGCCTGTGTTTGTTAAAGTTCCCTTCTCAGCAGACAACAGAGAGTGGCAGAAACAAGACCATTTTAATTGGTTGAACCGTAATATCAGTGAAGCTGCTGTATCACAACTCTACAACTCAGGCTTCTTGTATCACAACAAAGAACTAGAGAAACAGACTAAGGTTGGTGATCGACTAGAAGAAATGGGAAGTGAAGAACTTTATTCTCTTGTCACTTTGCTAAACTCCCAAGTTAAAGCCCGTACTAATTCCACAGCAGAATTTACTTCTAAGAAGTGTAAGCAGTCTAAAGTTGACATGAAGCAACGTGGGATGATCCGTAGTTTTCTCCGAGATAACCGTTGGATTGAAGATTACTTCTACGAAACCCGTGATAAAATTTTAGGATAAGTGGGTAGATAAATGAGCTGGAGTTATGACGAGAATAACCTTACGACAGATACGGCAAATGGTCGTCTAAACTCTGTTCGTTTATTACTTGGTGATACTGACACTCTTGACCAACAAGTTCAGGATGAAGAAATCTTCTTTGCCCTTGGTGTGTCCAATGACAGTATTTATAGTGCTACATCTTGGTGTGCTAGGTTTGTTGCAGCTAAATATTCTCGTCGTGTTGACACCCAGCTAGATGGTGCCTTGAGTGCTAAATACTCCGATCTGAATAAGCACTACATGATGCTCTCTCAGGTTATGGAAGATCAAGCTAAGAAACAAGGCGCAGCTATTGGTGTGAAAGCTGGTGGTATTAGTAAAACCACTGTTGATAATGTCCGTCAAAATACTGACCGTATCGAACCATCATTCCGCCGTGACCGTTTCAGAAACCCACCTAATTACTCTGGCGATGATTACTCCGATTTCTATAACAGTTAAGGGGGTCAGGATATGATTTCATACGACCTGCTTAAGTTAGCTAAAGACTTTGGTGAAACATTGACCCTGAGAAAGAAGACTACCTCAGGTTCTTATAATCCAGCTACAGGTTCTGTTGATGGTGCTGCTACTACTGACTACAGTTTTGTTGGCTACTTCTACAACTACGACAATGGTATTGCTGGTAACCTAGATGAAATTCGTCGTGGTACTCGTAAGTGTGTTGTCCCAGCTCTTGGCCTAGCTGTTGAA